GCACCGAAGGTTGAGGATGTCCCCATGACACTAACCGTAGATACTCCGCCATACGTCGTCGAAACTCCGCCTATACAACAAGATAAACCGAAAGCTAAACGTGGTAGGAAACCTGCAGTAAAAACAGCAGTAGAGGGTAAACCTTCTGCTAAGACTCCTGCAGCAAAGAAACCAAAGTCCAAGAAAGCTTAACTTATGGCGGAAGCCTTACGTAATGGTTCGGCTCGCGAGACAGATACTGATTCAAGGGTATCTGTTCTCGAGAGCCAAGTAACCACTATTAATTCAAATTTAGAAAAGATTGAGACGAAGATGGATAGTAATTACGCGGTCCTGCATTCGAGGATCAGTGATCTTCGCGATGATCTGAGAAACGATTTCGAGAAGAAGAATGATAGCTTACTCGAAAAGTTAGAGGAGCATAACCAAAGTAGCATCGCCAATAACGAAAAACTTATGGAGAAAATTTCGGATATTGAAAAATGGCGTTGGATGCTTCTGGGTGCTTCTGTCGTTGTTGGCTATGTTTTGGCTCACATTAAGTTAGAAAAACTCTTTTAACTTATAGATTTTCATTATTATAGATTATAAAATATAGGTTCAGTTAGGAGCCTGTTACTATGTCTTTGTTTGTTGATCTAAAATATCTCGGGATGATCTCAAATCAGCTCCCGATGTTCAAAAAGAAAAAAGATAATCTGTTTAATTGCAGATGTATACTCTGCGGGGATTCTTCGAAGAAGAAAACGAAGACTCGCGGATACTTTTACTCGGTCAAAAATGATCTGTTCTACAAGTGTCACAACTGCGGTGCATCAATGCACTTCGGCACATTCCTGAAAGGATTGAATGAGCTAGTATATAGTCAGTATGTTTTAGAGAGATATAGTGAGGGACTACCTAGGAATAAGCCGCATCAGAATTTTGAGATCAAGATGGCGGAACCCGTATTTGATAAGAAGGAAAGATTGCTTGACGATTTATTAGATCGTTTAGATACCTTACCGGAAACTAACGAGGCGGTTGAATTCTGTTTGAAGCGAAAGATACCGAGGGAAGTTTTCAAGAGACTATACTATATCGAGAATATTAAAGATATTGTTCAATTAAATGAGTCTTATAAAGAACGGGTCAAGGGTGTTGAACCTAGATTGGTTATCCCTTTCTATGATGCTAATGGTCAGCTTGCAGGTGTTACTTGCAGGGCACTTCGTAATGAATCTTTGAGATATGTCACTATAAAGATCAAGGAAGAGAATCTATTGATCTTTGGTTTAGATACTGTGGATAAGAGTAAACAGGTGTATGTTACGGAAGGTCCGCTAGATAGTTTATTCCTTCCAAATTCTATCGCAGTATCCGGCACAACATTTGGTAAATTGGGATCACTAGATATACCGAAAGAGAATCTAGTTGTGATCTTTGATAACCAACCAAGGAATAAGGAAGTATGTAAATTACTTGACAAAGTTATTCAAAGCAATTATAATGTTGTTATATGGCCACAAACTTTGATGGCTAAAGATATAAATGATATTGTGCTTGAAGGTAAAAATCCTATGGATATAATTAAGAAAAATATATACTCAGGATTGAATGCTCGGGTTAAGTTTACTGAATGGAAGAGATGCTGAGATGAAAGTTTATATTGGCAAATACAAAAATTGGTTTGGACCTTTTCAACTCGCAGAGATGTTGATGTTCTGGGTTCCAAAAGAAAAAGATGAGTATGGATTCCCTCATACCGCAGAACGAGTTCATCGCTTTGGTGAATGGCTAGCACATGGTTCTATCGAACCCGAACCGAATGTTGGCGATATCACCAAGTGGGGCGATCGCCCACATACCTGGCTCTACAAGTTTCTCCTTTGGGTCGATAGCAAAAAGAAGCGCAAGATTGATGTGCGCATTGATCCTTGGGATACTTGGTCAATGGATGATACACTTGCCCACATCATCACTCCCATGCTCAAGCAGTTGAAAGAGAAGAAGCATGGATCACCTTACGTTGACGATGATGATGTTCCGGAGGAACTCCGCTCTACATCTGCACCCCCTGTTGAAGAACATGACATTGATGAAAACCACCACAAGCGTTGGGATTGGGTCATGGGCGAGATGATCTTCGCATTTGAGAGTAAACTTGATGATGATTGGGAAAAGAAGTTTGAGTCAGGAGAGGCGGATCTACAGTGGAAGAAATTGGATGATGGTATGTCCCAGATGATCCATGGACCTAATCACACTCGCACCTATGATGAAGAAGGTCGCAAGAAGTATCACGATCGTATCAAGAATGGATTCCGTTTATTTGGTAAATACTATGAAGGATTGTGGGATTAAATGCCTATTATAAAAAAGATATACTTAGATATGGATGGGGTGATCGCGGATTTTTATCATACATATCAAGAGATGTTCAATATAACGATGGATGAGATCGAGGCCAATAGAAGCAGGAAAAATTACTGGAAATATTGGCAAGATTTTATCGATAATCGAGGGTTTGAATTACTACCTCAGATACGAGGTTCCGAGAAGTTACTTGATTTTCTCAATGAAACCAAGATACCTGTAGAAATACTTTCATCTAGCGGCGGTGTCCATAATCATGAGAAAGTTAAAGAACAAAAGATTAATTGGTTGAATGCTCGCAACATTAATTATATCCCAAACATTGTCCCAGGTAAAAAGAATAAGAAACTATATGCTACCCCCGATTCATTGCTCATCGATGATACTGAGCAGAACATCTTGGATTTCCGAGAAGCAGGCGGATATGCTATCTTTCACAAATCTGTAGAAGATACTATTGATCAATTAAAAGAATTACTTTATAGGTGGGATGGTGTAATTAGATGAAAGTAGAATTAATTTCATATTCGCAACCTGCGCAGTATTTCGCAGAAAATATGACGGAACTCGTAGCATTCTGTGCCCGCGTATCGAATCCTTCGAATCAGATGAATAAGGAAACCTCAGAAAAACTTATTCGATATCTAATCAAGAATAAGCATTGGTCTCCCTTAGAGATGGTTCACATCACACTTGAAATTGAGACTACTAGGGATATCGCCCGACAGATGCTCCGCCACCGCTCCTTTTCTTTCCAAGAATTTAGCCAGAGATATGCCGATCCTATTCAGGAATTAGATTTCGTTACCCGTGAGGCCAGATTGCAGGATGAGAAGAATCGACAGAATAGTGTAGAACTTGATATGACAGATCCCGATAATAAGCTTACGTCCCTTCTATGGGAGGATAAACAACGGGCGGTTATCGGCGCGGCAAAAGAGGCATATACTTGGGCTATACATAATGGAATCGCAAAAGAACAAGCAAGGGCGGTCTTACCCGAAGGACTGACCATGAGCAGACTCTATATGGCAGGCACACTGAGATCGTGGATTCATTATATTGAATTGCGGGCTTCAAACGGGACTCAGAAGGAGCATATGGATATAGCAAAAGCGTGTGCAAAAGTTATTTCAGAGGTATTTCCACTGTCTGAAGAAATCATAAAAGATATATAAGTATGAAGGAGAATCTAATGACATGGGAATATTTTCTGCAATCAAATATCTAATTATACTAGTTATGCTCGCGATAGGCGGGTATGGATTCTGGTATATTTCAAATCTGCAAGCTCAGCTTGCTGTCTCAGAACTTAACAATGAGCAATTAGAAAAAGCTATGATAGAACAACAATCTGTCATGGAACAGACTAAAAAAGAAATAGAACAGATTCAAACTATAAATAAAAGTCTGCAGGACCAATCTGAGAGACAGAGGCAAGATGTGAAAAATCTTACCGATAAATTCAGTAAAGATGGTAGAGATTTTGGAGCATTTGCTGAATCTCAACCAGATAAAGTGCAGACCTTAGTAAATAGGGGCACGCTAAATGTTTTGCGATGTATGGAATTGGCGTCTGGCGCCCCTTTGAATCAGAAAGAATTATCAGCAAAAACACCAATAGAGGCAAATCGTGAATGTCCATCACTTATTGATCCCAATTTTAAGCCTGTTACTCCTTAGCGGTTGCGCTTCTCTCAGCGTACCGGGATTGGGTAAATCGAAAGATATCAAACCCATCGAGGTTATATCTAAACCTGCAGAAAAAACACCTTTGAATATACCAGAACTTTCTCCGCTAAAAACAAGGGACTTCGAATGGATAGTTATTACTCAAGCAAATGCGGAAGAGGTGTGGAAGAAGCTTAAAGAAAAGAATATGGATGTTGTGCTTATCGGACTAAGCGATGAAGGCTATCAAGAACTTGCAGTAACCATGGCAGAACTACGGAATTATATAGCATCACAACGTGCTATTATATTAAAATATAAGGATTATTATGAAAAGCCTAACACCAATACTACTAGGTAGTTTATTATTACTAGCAGGTTGTTCTACACTAAAAGATACCTACGATGCCTATATGATGGCAGGATATGATACCAACGAATATTTTATTATCAGCGATATACGAACTAAGTCTTCACTCGGTGCGAAATTCTGCGAGGATAGAGATATAGCAGAAGCAGTATTTGATGAACTATATTCTCAATCTGTTCTATTTAAAAATTATACCGAAAATATCCCCCGCAATAAGAATGCACATGATCTATCTTTAAAATTATTTGATTTAACATCTCAAGCAAAGAAACAGTATGAAGATAATGATAAAGTTTCAGCCGGGTTCTGTAAATTAAAAATTCAACAAATAAATAGATCAGCAGAATCGATACAGAAAGTTATAGGGAGTAAGGCAAGATGAAAAATTTAACATCGGTCGAACAAACGTTCCAGGAAGCAACATCTTTTTATGAGAATCAAGAAATATCTAAAGATGAATATCTAAATATATTACAAGGCCTTGAAGTAGAAAAGGCAGTGACCCTTGGCGAAGAAGAAATGAGACGTAAACAAGAATTACAATCTTTGGTTGAAAATACAATCACCATTGTCTCAGCAGTAGCCTAAGTAGTAACCATAAAACAATAACAACAACTGGAGTTTGTATGACAGGTGAAACCGTTCACGGTATTACAGTAGACTATTCTCGAGATTCCCTATTCGATGATTTGGGTATAAAGAGATTAAAAGAAAGTTATATGCGGGAGGATGAAAAATCTCCGCAGGAGAGATTTGCATATGTTTCGAAAGCGTTTTCTTCGAACCCGGAGCATGCTCAGAGATTATACGAATATAGCAGTAAGCATTGGCTCAGCTATTCCACTCCTATTTTGTCTTTTGGTAGGTCTAAGCGCGGGCTTCCTATATCATGCTTTTTGCCGTATTTGGACGATACTGCGGAGGGTCTTGTCAATACCCTGGCAGAAGTAAATTGGTTATCTATGTTAGGAGGAGGGGTTGGAATTGGTATTGGGATTCGTTCGGCAGACGATAAATCGGTGGGTGTTATGCCCCATCTACGTACGTATGATGCTTCATCGCTTGCTTACCGTCAAGGCAGGACTCGCCGCGGTAGCTATGCTGCTTATCTTGATATTAGTCATCCAGATATTCTTATATTTCTCGAGATGCGGAAGCCTACAGGTGATCCGAACATGCGAACTCTCAATCTACACCATGGAATCAACATCACAGACGACTTCATGGAGATAATTGAGAAGTGCATGAAGGATAAGGATGCAGATGATACTTGGGAACTTAAAGATCCTCATTCCGGAGAAATTAGAGATCGGGTAAGTGCAAAGGATCTGTGGCAAAGAATTCTTGAGATCAGAATGCAGACCGGTGAACCTTATCTACATTTCATTGATACAAGCAATAAGGCAATGCCAAAATTTCAGAAAGATCTTGGATTAAAGATACGGCAATCTAATCTGTGTTCCGAGATCATCCTACCAACAGACAAGGATCGTACCGCGGTATGTTGCTTGTCTTCAGTTAACTTGGAGTACTATGATGATTGGAAGATGGATAAACTTTTCCTCCGGGACATTGCGGAGATGCTTGATAACGTACTTCAGTACTTCATTGACAATGCTCCTGTACATGTCAACAGGGCCAAGTATTCTGCTAGCCGCGAGCGCTCTATTGGTGTGGGCGCTCTTGGTTATCATGCCTATCTCCAACGGAATGGTGTTCCTTTTGAGTCGGCCCTCGCAAAGTCAAGAAACATGCAGATCTTCAAACATATCCGAAAAGGGTTAGATGATGCCAACAAACAACTCGGATCTGAGCGAGGAGAAGCACCTGATGCTGTCGGCACTGGTCTTCGTTTCAGCCATGTCATAGCAATAGCACCAAACGCATCTAGTAGTATCATTATGGGTAATACTTCACCTAGTATTGAACCTTATCGCGCGAATGCTTATAGACAGGATACACTTTCAGGATCTTCGCTTAATAAAAATAGGCATTTAGATAAGATTATTAAAGAATATTGTAAATCCAATGAGGAGAAATACAATGAAATTTGGTCAAGCGTCATTGCTAACGACGGATCAGTTCAACACCTGGACTGGATGGATGAATATACACGCGACGTATTCAAAACGAGTATGGAGATTGACCAAAGATGGATTGTGGAGCACGCAGCTGACCGACAGAGTTACATTGACCAGGCGCAATCCGTTAATCTCTTTTTCCGACCAGACGCGGACGTGAGATATCTGCATGCTGTGCATTATATGGCATGGAAGATGAAACTGAAAACGTTATACTATTGCCGCTCCGAGAAGATCGGGAAGGCAGATAAGGTGGCGAAGCGTATTGAAAGAGAAGTTATTAAAGAATTAGATATGAAAGCTATCGCTGAGGGGGACACTTGTTTGGCTTGTGAATAGAATTTTACCCCTCGCAAGGTAAAAATTTATAAATAAAATAAACTTGCGAGGGGTAAAATGAATTACAAAAAACATTATCAAAATTTAGTTACTTCTAGGAATAATAGAATAGTGAAGGAGGGGGAATATTATGAAACTCATCACATCTTGCCTAAGTGTATGGGAGGTAAAAACAATAAAGAAAATTTGGTAGTGTTAACTGCCAAAGAACATTACATAGCACATTGGCTTTTAGCAAAGATGTATCCTAATATTTGGAAATTAAAATTTGCTTTCTATCAAATGTCCAGAATGAATAAAAAAAATGGGAGAGTAATTTCTAGTATACAATATGCAAGAGCTAAAAAATATTATTCCGAGGGATGTAGACAACGAATTCGAGAATATAATCCTGGGCGATCCGAGAAGTCGAGAAAAAAAGCTAGTGAGCGTATGAGAAGTTCGGAAAATCCTATGATTAAATATCCAGAAAAAAATCCATTTTTAGGAAAAAGTTATGTTACCGGAAGAAAATTTTATAATAACGGAATTAAAAATCTTTACCTATATCCAGACGATCCAATACCTCAGGGTTACGTTCCGGGAATGGCTCCATATAAAAGAATTAGAAATGGCATAGTTTCCAATCATAAAATAAAATGAAATCGATACAACAATTCCTATGGGAAAATAGATTAGGTAGTCTGCATATCTTCGATATCGACGATACACTGATGCACACTACCGCGAAGATAAAGGTCAAAGACGAGGAAGGAAAGGTGGTTAAAAGCCTTTCCAATCAAGAGTTCAATGATCATAATCTAGAACATGGGCATAGTTATGATTTCAGCGAATTTCGTTCGTCAGATAAATTCAAAGATGAGAGTAAGCCGATACGACCTGCTATAGCAAAATTGAAAGCAATACATAATAATATTAAGAATAAACCTAGTAGTAAATCTAAAATTATTATGAATACTGCCAGGGCAGATTTTGATGATAAAGATAAATTCTTAAATAAATTCAAATCGCATGGTATAGACATTGATAATGTGCATGTCCATAGAGCAGGTAATATTACAGGTGATGAGCAACCTGCACAGAAAAAATTAGTCTATATCAGAAAACATTTGGATACTGGTAATTTTAGAGAAGCACATATGTATGATGATAGCAAAACTAATCTTAGGGCATTCAATTCTTTAAGACACGAATATCCGAATATTAAATTTCATGCTTGGCATGCACATTCAGATGGTACTATGAGAAAATTTAAGGAGGAATAGATGAATACATACGTTTCAACCGCAAGTAATCTAAATACCGCAGTAGCAGGAGTACTTTCCAGGATGACTCTTGGGTTGTTCCTGACATTCATATCCGCAGGCATAATCGCATCCGCAGGTTTGGTACCGGTATTATTTTCTGGTATCCTCGGTTACGTAATAATTTTTGCACCTTTGTTAATGAGCCTATTCCTTGCCTGGAAAGGTTCAGAAATGTCTGAAGGAACAATCAAGAGTTGGTTCTTTGCTTTTGCTACGGTCATGGGTGTGAGTTTGAGTCTACTGATTTCCATATTCACAACTGCAAGTATCGTGCAGGCATTGGTTGGCACAACTGTTAGTTTTGGGGCCCTTGCAGGTTGGGGTTATTTCACCAAACGCGATCTATCCGGGTGGGGACCATATCTGTTTGCAGGCGTAATTGGTTTGATCATAGCAAGCATTGTAGGTATCTTTGTAGAAAGCACCGCATTGCAGATGACATTGAATGTTCTAACCATTTTGATATTCTTGGGACTCACCGCCTATGATATGAATCGCATCCGAGACATGTTCTGGAATCAATCCTCACAGGAAGTTTCTCGCATGCAATGGTTCGGTGCCCTTAGCCTGTATATTAACTTTATCAATATCTTCGTCTCGCTACTACAATTGTTTGGGAATCGGGAATAATGAAAATAAAAAATCTCATATTGAAACTATATAAGGCCATCCTACAGCATGATAAGGATAAAGAAAAAAAGATCTGGTCTAAGATCATGCGCAAGAGCTTGAAAAAGAAACATACCGAGGCGGTTAGATGAAAAGAATTTGGACGATGTGGGCGAAGGCTTTAGGAGAAAAGGCCTTTCCTTCTAATGATGATGCCGATAAGGTAGCATTGATACGGACTGGGATTGTTTTGTTATATATAATAACCAACCTATTCATCATAGCTAACGTAATCAGGCATTGGTGATGCATTATAGATCTATCTTTATTTCCGACGTACATTTGGGTACCAATGATTGTAAGGCAGATCTATTACTAGATTTTTTAAAGAACAATTCTTCGGACAAACTTTATCTGATAGGTGATATAATCGATGGATGGCGAATACAGCAGAACAAATGGCGCTGGAAGAAATCTCATACCGATGTCGTCAGAAAGATACTCCGGATAAGCAAGAAGACTGAGATAAATTACATAGCAGGGAATCATGATGAATTTTTACGACCACTATTACCGTACGATATCAACTTTGGCAACATCAACCTACACAATCAATGCGAACATGTTGGAGCAGATGGTAAACGCTACCTGGTCACACATGGTGACTTGTTCGATGGTATCACAAGACTTGCTCCGTGGTTGGCGGTCCTTGGCGACAAAGCCTATGACTTCGTCCTCGCCCTCAACAACAGATACAACCGAATCAGACACGGATTCGGACTCGGATACTGGAGTCTCAGCGGATATCTCAAACGACGAGTAAAGAAGGCGGTCGATTTTGTTTTTAAATTTGAAAAGAATCTAGCAGACTACTGCAAGCGTAAAGGTTATGATGGTGTCATCTGCGGGCATATACATACCGCAGAGATAAAAAAGATAGATGGAGTAATCTATATGAATGACGGTGATTGGGTAGAATCATGCAGTGCTTTAGTTGAACATATGGATGGTAGATGGGAAATAATTTACTGGAGGCAAAATGAAAGTAATCTACGCACTAGTGTTCGTGGTACTGGACAAGATAACATTGATTGATATATTACCTACTAAATCATCATGCGAATATTACAGGGATTTAAATCCAAATAGCATTTGTGTTCCGGTCACCGTAGAAGATCCTAAAGAAGTTATACAACAGTTACAAGCATTACAAACAATAACAAGGTAAAGATTCTCATGCTTAGACCATAAATAAAAGAAAGGGGAGTAAAATGCAACCTTACTTTTATAAAATACGAGAAATATCGTCAGGTAGATATTATGTTGGATGCCAATATGGAAAATCTTCAAACCCCAATAATTTGTTTAAAACATATTTTACATCAAATTCATATATAAAATCAAAGGTATCGACAGAGTTTGTTATTGAAAAAATTGTTGTTAGATCTGATGCTAGAAACTATGAAAAAAGATATCTAAAAAAATGCTATCATTTACTGGGTAAAGATAAATTCTTAAAATTAATGATAAATCGTAATTTATCTCCGGGAATATTACATGATGATCTAGGAAGAGAAAAAATATCGCAACGCATGAAAATACAATGGGCAGATGGAATTATGAATAACGTACATAAAAAAGCAACAGAAACTAGAAAAAATAGAAAATATAAAAAAGTTACAAAGAGTATTGAAGAAAAGTTAAAAATATCTGAAAGAATGAAAAAAAATAACCCTATGTTTGATGATAATGTAAGAAAAAAACACAAACAATCAATAAATTCTGAAGAAAATAAAAAAAGAAAATCTGAAATTGCGAAAGGTAATACTTACACTAAGGGTAGAACATGGTATAACAATGGTGAAGAATCAAAAATGCTATATGAATGCCCGATCGGATGGATAAAAGGCAGATTGACCCCACATTGGAATTATAATAGGAAAAAAAAGAATGAACAAACCGCAAAATAAAGAATTTAAAGATTTAAAATTAACAGACGAGCGTACATATTTCAAACCATTTAAATACCCCCATTTCTATGATGCTTGGTTGAAACATGAACAGAGCCATTGGTTACATACCGAAGTTCCTATGCTTGAGGATGTGAAGGATTGGAAGAAGAAATTGACAGATGAGGAAAAGAACTTCCTAACTAACATCTTCCGTTTCTTTACCCAAGGTGATATCGATGTTGCTGGAGGTTATGTTAAGAACTATCTACCATACTTCCCGCAGCCAGAAGTTCGTATGATGCTAGCTGGATTTGCTGCAAGGGAGGCATTACATATCGCAGCATATTCTCATCTGATCGAGACATTGGGTATGCCAGAGAAGACCTATTCCGAATTTGCAGAATATCAGGAGATGCGAGACAAGCATGAGTATATCATGGACATCTCATCTAAGAATTCAACTAAGGAATCTACTGCGACACACATCGCAGCATTCTCAGCATTCACTGAGGGCATGCAGTTATTCTCATCCTTCATCATGTTATTGAACTTTCCGAGGCAGGGCAAGATGAAAGGCATGGGACAGATCGTTACTTGGTCTATCGTAGATGAGACACAGCATGCTGAGGGCATGATCAAATTATTTAGGACCTATATCGAAGAGAATAAGGAGATCTGGAATGATGATCTTAAAGGACAGATTTATAGGATTGCGGAAAAGATGGTCGAGCTTGAAGACAAGTTTATTGATCTATCTTTCAGCATGGGGGGAATTCAGGGCTTAACACCTGAAGAGGTTAAGGAATATATCCGTTATATCGCAGATAGGAGACTAATCTCTATGGGTATGAAAGGTATCTTCAAGCGTAAAAAGAATCCTCTGCCCTGGGTTGAAGAAATGATTAATGCTCCCACACATACTAACTTCTTTGAGAATAGGGCTACTGATTATGCGAAGGGTGCGTTGTCTGGTAATTGGGATAGTGTTTGGGGGAAAGCAGCATGATGGATGATTCAAATGAATTGAAAAGTTATGTAAAGATTCGCAGAGAAATTTGTGAATCTTGCGAGCATAAAAAAGTTATGGTAGGAGTTAATACTTGCGGTAAGTGCGGTTGTGCGTTATGGCCCAAGACCATAGCTCCTGTCTCTAAATGCCCAATAGATAAATGGGGCCCTGTACCGATGTCGGAGTTATTTGGTGGCTAATAAATTTGATCATGCACACATGAGGACAGCCGAGAACTATGCGAAACTGTCCTCAGCGAAGAGATTAAAAGTCGGGGCGATAGTTGTTAAAGACAATCGCATTCTCAGTATCGGATATAACGGAATGCCCTCGGGCTGGACTAACGAATGCGAAGAAATAGAATTTATAGAAGATTCAGAGGACTTAGACTTTGCCTTGATGGTCGCACAAGGTTTTGTTTTCGGTGCGGAGAAAGAAACCGTTGGTTGGGCGAGGCGAGTAACGAAACCTGAGGTGATCCATGCCGAAATGAATGCGATAGCCAAATTAGCTAGATCAACAGAGTCAGGTGAAGGTGCTACAATGTACTGTACATATTCTCCGTGTATGGAATGTTCCAAGTTAATATATACTGCAGGCATACGGAAAGTATTTTATCGTAGTCAATACCGTTCTGATGATGGTATTGAATTTCTAAAGAAATGTAATATTGAAGTGGAGGAGTTAGATGAAAATGGGTAAAAGAATAGGATTTACAGCATCAACCTTTGATCTTTTCCATGCTGGGCATGTGGTAATGCTTGAAGAAGCGAAAAGGGTGTGTGATCATTTAATTGTAGCAATACAATTAGATCCGACGATTGATAGGCCTCAGACAAAAAATAAACCTGTTCAATCTATTATCGAAAGACAGATACAGGTGGGTGCTTGCAAGTATGTGGATGAAATAATTGTATATACTACTGAGAAAGATCTTGAAGATATTCTCATGACATTGCCGATAGATATTCGCATCATTGGGGAAGAATATAGGGATAAGGATTTTACAGGAAAGATGATATGCGATAAAAGGGGCATAACCATACATTATAATAAACGAGAGCATTACTTTAGTTCATCAGATCTAAGGCAACGCGTTTACGAGGCAGAATCTATCAAGAGGAGCAAACAGATATGGCCGGAAGGAAACAACATCACGAATGCGTCGAATGTGGAGCCGTCTTCAAGATAAATTACGATCTCGATGAAGATTATTACAATGTAGAATACTGCCCTTTCTGCGGATCTAGTATGGATGAAGATCAACTGGACACATATGAGGATGAAGAAGACCTGTCCTAAATGTAATACAGAACATGAGAAACCCGGAACATTTTGCTCCCGGGCCTGTGCTAATTCTAGACAATGGACAGACGAGCATAAGAAGGTATTCTCTCAGAAACAGAAAGAATACATGGCTCGGGATGAGTCAGAGGAACATAGGGCGAAAAAACAGATACAGGCCCGTATGTTGGCGAGGGCAGGCATAATGGGTAATAATCCTGCAAAAGAGCGAAGGGAGGATATCATGACCAATCCCGACGATTACTTCCTATTACCACCTAGAGACGAACACGATAGATTCATATCCGACGGAGATGTATGGGAGACCGTGGATGACCGATAATAAATACTTATTTAGAATCGGTGCGGTATGTGGATACATAAAGAAACTCCCCTTGAAGAAATACCAGAAAATGCATATGGCTTCGTATACCTGATCACGAATAAAGTGACGGGTAGGAAATACATAGGTAAGAAACTATTTTGGTTCAGAAAAACAAAGACGATCAAGGGTAAGAAGAAGAGATTAAAAGAAGAATCAGATTGGAAACAATACTGGTCTTCATCTGAAGAGGTTAAGAGAGATGTATCAGAACTCGGTGAGGATAATTTCGTGAGAGAGATACTTCATATATGTACAAATAAGGGTTCCTGTAATTACTTAGAAGCAAGGGAACAGATGGATCGCCGAGTACTAGAATCTGAAGATTATTACAACGGCACTATACAGTGCAGAATACACAAGACACACGTAAAACTGGAGAAATAGATGCAGATAAGTGGCGTAAATATGACAGGTGGTTATCAGATAGTACCGCCCACTCTTCAGTACCCCCCGGGTCCAGTGAGCGGTGATCCAACCTTAAGTTTAGGCACCACTGTAGATTGGACATCTAATACATTTCTATACATTGCTGAAGGGCAATCAAATGTTACTGCTCAAGATTATAGATCCGATACGAATAATATGGTATGGCAATTATTCTACGCCCATAGATCTATAAGATTACCGGTAGGGTCGGGCAATCCGGGATTTAGATTTTCTACTATAACAAGGCAGGGGGGAACTAACACGATAGGACTCAATGGAGTCGCATCTTCCTCGAATAATACTAAGGGTAATTTCAATTCAAACGTTGAAACTATAATCAGTACGTTTAGATCATTCCAATATACCGCAAATACCTTATATCAAGGTAATGTACAGCAACAGTTCACTGTCCCAGCAAATAGATATTTCCTTTTGGGATTCACCGGGGGACCATTCTACAAAAACTACAGACGAACTGCTAACAACTATACTGCAGTATATCTTGGTAATGCAATCGTTACTGCGATACCCGAAGTATATTCTGCCCCTTGGCCTACGGGTCCGGTTCGGGGCATACCGTCGCAGTTAGGTGGTAATACATCTTCTTATCTAAAATTTGAATCAAATATATTACTATCGGCAATTAGATTTGAAGTGGTATGATATTCGTAATATTACTGTTCTTCACAGCATTACTGATATCCTTAATCGCAGCATATTTCTCGATAGTAGGCCTCACACTCATCTTCTCCGCGGCACCCTTGCCCATCGCAATCATGGGAGGTGCTCTAGAATTAGGTAAGTTAGTTACCGCATCATTTGTTTATAGGAGTTGGCATGAGATCAATAATGCGATGCGAACCTATTTTATTGTGAGTGTAGTTGTACTCTCTCTGATCACATCCCTCGGTATATTCGGTTATCTATCCAAATCTTATATCTCAGATTCCGCAAATATCTTTGCGAGCGAGACAGTATTGAAAACCAAACAGGAATTACTCGACATTGAGAGGCAGAGGTTAGATAATCTATTAGCTCAGCAGAAACAGAGGACAGATCCGAATACTAGAATAGAGAAACAGATAAATCAGACACAGACAAAGATATATGAATTAACCACCGAGATCGGGAAAATAAAAGGCGAAAAGAATGCACTCGGTACCGAGATAGGCCCGATACGATATATCGCTGAACTGATCTATGGCAAAGGTGATCTGGAAACGATAGATAAGGCAGTCAGATTGATAATTATAACCATCATGTTAGTGTTCGATCCGCTCGCTATTCTGCTTGTGATAGCGGCAAATATGCAGATGAATATACGAAAACGAGCAGGTTTAGTTAAAATTATGAAAGATTCCATAGAATTAGATAAATCTGCGGTATTCAGCTTCAGCAACAAAGATTTAGGATGATATAAATAATAGGAATCCAAGGATACTATAATGGCCCTAACAAAGATAAAATCAACAGGTATTGCCGCGAATGCTATCATAACCAATACCATCACTGTTGGAAGTATTACTACTTCACTATTAGCCGCCAATGCAGTAACCACAGAAAAAATAGCTAATGCCGCGATAACTGGTAATAAGATAGCAGCTAATACTATTACATTGGACAAATTAGAACCCAATGTAGTAACACAGATCGCAGCCGCGGGTGGCGATGCAGGATTCAATCCTTTTCTCTTAGCAGGAATGTAAAATGGCAACAACATATAAAGTTTTAGGTCAATCCTCCCCGGGACGGGATGTTTTTACTGATCTGTACGTAACCCCAAATTCGACACAAGCAGTTGTATCTTCTTTGGTTATCTGCAATCGGGGAAATACTACAGTAGGTTCGCGGGTAGCAGTGAGGACAGCAAATGCAGCATTATTAAATAAACATTATATAGTTTATGATCTACCAACGCCATCGTTCGATACTATAAGTTTAACCTTAGGTATCACACTAGCAAATGCAGATGTGGTATCAGTTTATTCGACAGATAATTCTAATCTTTCATATACACTGTTTGGATCTGAGATAGCCTAATGGGAATCAAAGTATTTTCCCTTGAATCAACTTCGGTCAAGGGCAGCATAAAAACTAGATTAGCAAGTGCCGGTAAAAATTTAAATATTACCAGGCAAATTCCCCTATTAAATCGGTATATTGCTGCCTCCGGAGGCAACGTATCATATGCTCCGGGTTACAAAATTCATACCTTTAATACCTCTGCCAATTTAGTTATTTCCTCACTGGGCGTAGCAGGACAAAATAACTTAGATTACCTAATAGTAGGTGGGGGTGGCGGAGGAGGGAATTATTACGGTGGCGGTGGCGGAGCAGGTGGATTTAGAACAGGTAATTTAGAACTTTCAGTTAATAGTTATTTAATTACTGTTGGTGCAGGTGGAGCTGCGGGTACCAATTCAATAGGAATTTCTGGTTCAAATTCTAGCGCATTTACAATGATTTCTTCCGGGGGAGGCGGAGGAGGGTACAATACTACCCCGGGTACTCCGGGCGGTTCGGGAGGCGGGGGGGGAGGATTCGATGGAACATACCCTGGAGGTTCTGGAAATATTCCTCCGACTTCTCCTAGTCAAGGTAATAACGGGGGGTCGGGCGGAGGAACAAATAATGTTCAAAATAATGGAGGTGGGGGTGGAGGAGGCTCTTCCTCAGCAGGAATTTCAGGTGAAGGAACACCCCCGGGTACACCTGGTTACGGAGGTACTGGAACTGTTTCGACAATTACCGGCACATCTTTAACATATGCCGGCGGTGGAGCAGGCTGTTTGGATGTAGTAGGACCAACTAAACCTCGTCCGCTAGGAGGAGCAGGAGGAGGCGGCGATGGTGGTACTGGCACACCTAATACTTCTGGTACGGGAGGAATCGTCAATACTGGAGGAGGAGGAGGAGGATCTTTGTTTGCAGCACCTAGTGCTGTCGCAGGATCGGGTGGCTCAGGCATAGTAATCGTTCGATATCCTTATTACCCAGAATATATTATTGCTACCGGCGGTAATGTAAGTTATACAAGTAATACCAAGATTCATACCTTTACTACTTCAGGCAATTTATCAATACAATCATTACCTATCCCTGGCAGTAATCTGAATTATCTAATAGTGGGCGGTGGCGGAGGTAACGGCGGATCGAATAGCGACTGGGGAGCAGGCGGCGGCGGAGCAGGTGGATTATTATACTATGGAGAAAATATATCTAATGGTAAGACTCCGAATGGATCTAAACTTGCAGCAAATGTTGGGACATATACAATAGTAGTGGGTGCAGGCGGAGCAGCAAATCCTGCATATCCTGCATATCTAGGTGGTTCAAATAGTTCTGCATTTGGAAGTATAGCGATAGGTGGCGGTACGGGAGGGTTGGGAGACGGTGGGTATGGGGCAGCTAGGGGAACAGCATATAAAGATGGTGGGTCGGGCGGAGGATCCGGTAATGCGGATACTTTCTACGTATCCGCACCCGCTGGCGGCGCAGGCGTCACAGGACAAGGAAATGCTGGCGGTAACAATGGTGGTGGAAGATATACTTCCACCTATGGTTCCGGTGGAGGCGGCGGCGCCGGCCAAGCAGGTCAACCGGGAAGCAATAGTGTCGGTGGATATGGTGGTAATGGATATAATTTCTCTTCATTATTTGGTACAAGTTTAGGTGAATCCGGTTGGTTTGCTGGAGGTGGCGGCGGTACACGAGCATCCAATTTTGGCGCAGGCGGTTTAGGTGGAGGCGGAGATGCCGTAGCTGCAGGAAGCCCAGCAGGCAATCCCGGAGCAGTTAATACTGGAGGTGGTGCCGGTTCAGGCGGCCCTGGGCAACAAGGTGGTTCGGGTATAGTAATTGTAGCATATCCATATGTTTCCGATTATCCGATTCTAGAAGGTGGTACTGTAACGACGAATGGTGATTACAAGATACACACATTTACGACTTCGAGTAATCTAACAGTCCTTCAGACAGGTATTTTAGATTCAAACGTCGAATATCTCGTAGTTGCCGGCGGCGGTGGTGGTGGTGATGGGTTAGGAGCGACTGGACAAGGCGGGGGTGGTGCTGGCGGATTAATTTCAGGATCTTTTTCAATATCTTCACAAAATTATACGGTATTAGTTGGGGCGGGCGGGGGTAATCAAACTAACGGTACAAATAGTTCCATTGCATCCTTTGTATCCGTAGGCGGAGGTCGCGGCGGAGGATATCCTGCTATTGCTGCAGGTTCTGGTGGTTCCGGTGGAGGCTCGGCATTAGATAATGCTCCGACAGGTGCGGGTTCAGGAATACCAGGACAAGGTTATCCAGGAGGCTTAGAGAATGGTACAGTACGTGCAGCTGGCGGTGGAGGTGGTGCAGGAGGAGCAGGACAAAATGCTAGTCCGTCCCCGGCCAAAGCAGGAAATGGTGGGCCGGGTGTAGCATCAATAATAACAGGATCAAGTATTACTTACGCTGGCGGTGGGGGAGGTGGTGCGGATAATAACTTCGGATATTCTGCAGGTAGCGGTGGCACTGGTGGCGGAGGTAATGGTGCGATATCAGGAGCATCTGGATCTAATGGTACAGTAAATACTGGAGGCGGAGGCGGTGGTTCTTCAAATCAAACCTCACCCGGAGGTCCAACGCCTGCCGCGGGTGGTACTGGCGGTTCAGGTATAGTCATAGTCAGATATAGGTATCAATAATGACAACAAAGATAACGGTAGATAATCTAGCACCAACACTCGTAACAACGATTGAAGCGGGAGGTGGTCCGAAGATATCTAATGTTAAGATAGCAAATGTTTCATATACATTAATAGATGATACTGCAGTATCACTTGGCGGTGGATATATCATAGTTAATGGTACAGGATTTGAATCTAATGTTAATCTACTCATAGATGGTACAGCAGCAACATCAGTCACGAGAATATCTGCAACCGAGATAAGGGCACAGATACCCGCATTGACTGCAGGATCGAAGGTAGTATACTTAACAAATACTGATACTGGTGCTACTGCTATACGGGTTAACGGTGTTACCTATTCCGGTACACCAACATGGGTGACCGGTAGCACATTGACCAACGGGGTGATAGATGAAGCGATTAGTATTCAATTAAGTGCCAATTCTGATTCAAATGTGTCATATCAGTTACAGTCAGGTAGTACTTTACCGACAGGACTAACATTAGCTGCGAATGGATTGCTCACAGGAACTGTTACCGGCATTACACAAGAAACATTATATAACTTCACAGTTGAAGCCATTGATGCTGAGAATCAAGAAAGCCCAAGATCATTCAGTATAACAATAACTGTCGGGGATGAATACTTCAACTACACGACCTTATTGCTCACCGGCGACGGTGCCAATGCTGCGCAGAACAACACATTCCTAGACTCATCTACTAATAACTTCACCATCACCCGTAACGGCAATACGACACAGGGAACATTCTCACCGTTCAGCCAGACTGGGTGGAGTAATTATTTTGATGGTGCCTCAGACTATTTAACAACGCCTGTTTCTGCAAACCTCGCTCTTGGTGGATCTGATTTCTGCATAGAGTGGTGGGAATATAGAACATCAATCGCAGACTCTGAAGCAGTCATGGGTGGTAATACAAGTTATGTTTCAGCTTACGATCCAATCATTGCTTGGCCTTCTGTCTCCGATGTTATCTGTTATTTAAGCGGCGATGGCTTATCGTGGGGTATTCTTAATGCTTTTGATATTGGAACCGCAACCGCAAACCAATGGATTCACAGGGCTTTAACTCGTGATGGAAACACATTCCGAGGATTTGAAAATGGTGTTTTGATAAATTCCACCACCGCATCTGGTTCTGTTTATATGTCTGCTAATTCTTGGAGAATTGGTCAGGGACAAAACCAAGGCGCAAATACCTTCCCGGGGTACATTAGTAATCTTAGGATGGTGATTGGATCGCCAGTTTATACTGCGGCATTTACCCCTAGTACCTCCCCCCTAACCGCCATCGCCAACACAAGTCTTCTTACCTGCCAATCCAATCGCTTTGTTGATAACTCCAGCAATGCCTTTGCGATCACAGTAAACGGCAACGCAAGTGTCCAAGCCTTCTCGCCATTTGCACCCGCTGCTGCGTACTCAGCAGCGACTGTGGGTGGGTCTGGGTATTTCGATGGGAGTGGGGATTACCTTGATTCTGCTCCTGGTGCAATTGGAACTGGGGATTTTACTTTAGAGTGTTGGGTCTATTTTAACTCTTTGGGGTCAAACCAAGGAATTTTGGACACCAGAGGCAACTCAAATACAAGTGGGTTTGCTTTGCTTGGCAGAAGCACCGGACAGATTTCAATGGCAGACGGAACCTCGCTTATTGGAACTGCTGCTTCCGCATCCGCAAATACTTGGATTCATGTTGCCGCATCTAGGGCAAGCGGAGTAATTAGTTTTTATGTGAATGGCACTAGAATTGGCAGCACCGTAGCGAACACTACAAACTTTTCAAACAACAGATTAAGAATCGGCGCCATTGGGTCGGCAGGTGAAAACCTTGCGGGGTATGTTTCAAGTGCTCGTCTACTTACTTCTGCCATTTATAGCGGAACGACCATCACAGTCCCCACCGCACCGCTCATTGCTATCTCTGGCACTAGCCTTTTGTGCAACTTCACCAATGGCGGCATATTCGACAACACTGCTAAGAATGTCGTGGAGACAGTAGGTAACGCACAGATCAGCACCAGTGTGAAGAAGTTTGGCACAGGGTCAATACTCTTAACTCCGGGCGCTGGCAGCCACTATACTAGAGTTCCTTTGACAGAAAATTTACGATTTGGCACAGGTAATTTTACTATAGAATGCTGGATTTATCTCATAACCAATGTCGCAGGTATTTGTGCGGTGTGGAGCAATTACAGTGGATTCAGTGCAGGTTCTCTCAGCCTCTTTGCAGGTCATGCCAGTGCCTCTACTAACAATTTTTATATCGCTCATAACGGGGGATTTCCAGCATTAGCATCAACAACTACTGTAAATTCTAGATTGGGTCTTTGGACACATCTAGCTGTGGTGAGGAATTCCGGACAGATTAAGCTGTATGTCAATGGAGTCAGTGAAGGAACTCCTTTTGCATCTACTGTGGCACTAGACGGTGTGGGTAGTTATTTTTGGGTAGGTACCACTGGTGACTCTCCTGGTTCTAATCCTAACTGTTATATTGACGACTTCCGCATCACCAAGGGCATCGCAAGATACACCGCCAACTTCACGCCCCCCACCTCTGCTCATAAAATCAGATAATTATGACAACAAAGTTAACTGAAGCGAATCTAGATCAGAGTATTATCCAATCTATATCCTCAGCAGTTAGGATTAATAGTATAGTATCGACAGATAGCGGTTATACCCCCCTAGCAAACAATACGGTAAGCACTTCTGGAGGATATGTAAAGATAACGGGGGTTGGATTTACTCAGAATTCTCAGGTACATATCCAATCTGGTAATGTTTATACCCTAGCAACATCCGTTACGTATGTAAATACTACGGAATTAAGATCAGAATTGCCAGCAAAAACAGCAGGTAATTATAACGTATATGTGACCATAAACACTGGTGCATTTGCACTGAAGATAAATGGAGTAACTTATGCTTGAGATTAAGATATGCAGACCACAATAGCAGATTACGTACTCTCTAATCCGAGTAATACTGCGGAAACTAGGGAGAATTTTGAAAGCACCTTAGAATATGATGAAATCATATATGATGCTGAACCCACACTCATATATGTTAGATCTTCCAATATCGTTGGTTGGTATGAGATAGAAACAAACATTGGTTATAAATAATAGGAACTAATTGTAGTTGTTAACTAAAAAAAGGAGCAGTAAATGGGACATTTTGCTAAAGTAGAAAACGGTGTTGTAACTCAGGTTATTGTTGCCGAACAAGATTTTATTAATACTGGTGCTGTCGGTGATCCATCTACATGGAAGCAGACAAGCTATAATACCCGCGGTGGGGTTCATTACGATCCTAACACCGGAGAGCCATCTGCAGATCAGAGCAAAGCACTGCGAAAGAACTATGCCGGTATCGGTTATGTTTATGATGCGGGTCGCGATGCTTTCTATGCACCATCACCATTCCCATCATGGGTATTAGACGAGTCCACCTGTTTTTGGAGTGCACCGCAGGCATTACCGCAGGATAATGGTACAACTAATGAACAAGGTCAAATGATCTTTTATCATTGGGACGAGGCGCAGTACAACGGCGGTGCCGGTAATGGTTGGGTACAGGATCTGATCGATCCTCCACCTTCGGAGTAATTTCGTAATACGAAATCAAAAGACCCGGTCTCCGGGTCTTTTTGCTAAGTAGTGCTTGACAACTGTCACTGTTGGCTTTATAATTAAATTATGCGTAATAATAAAGTGACAGTAGTACTAAAATGGTCAGCCACCATAATTACCTTGATCGGTGCGCTGATGACCTCAATGGCTTTAGATCCCTACAATGTCTGGACATTAAATCTAGGCAGCATCCTTTTCATCATCTGGTCTTTTAGAATTAGGGATCTTGCTATGATAACCGTCAACCTAGGATTATTTGTTATCTATACGGTTGGCACAGTTTGGCGGTTACTCTAAAAGGAGAAACGAATGCGAGTATCAAGGGCAGTATTATCTCTGGTAGTTTTGCTAATTGGTTTATTTGTAATGAAGGAGTACTTCGCCCTAAAGGATGAAGTACAAGATCTGAAAAAGAAATTAGATGTGCCGGTTCCGGTCAATACCTATCTGCAGATCAAACATACTAAACTCGATGCCTTCTGCATGGCGAAGAATATCTACCATGAAGCAAGGGGCGAGAGTTACGAAGGTAAATTAGCAGTAGCACAGGTCACTATCAATCGACTTAAATCTGGCAGATGGGGTAAGAATATCTGCAGTGTGGTCATGAGTCCATATCAGTTCTCATGGGCCAATGATCATTCTATCAGATGGTCGCATCCGAGGGGGGCCAAGTGGCAGGAAGCTCAGGCCATCACCAAGCAGGTACTGGTAGATGGTGTGAGATTGGCGGGTATGGATAAGGTTAAATACTTCCATGCCGATTACGTAGCACCAAGATGGAGACACCACAAACGACGCGTAGTTCAGATCGATCGCCATATCTTCTATAAGGAGGTACCACAATGGCAGTGAGATATGGATTGCTTGACAGGATTACTGATGGTGTTATAATGTTCTTTATTAACACGTTCTGTGCGGTCTCATGGGTGGTCTATAAGACAACAGAACTTTTGAAAAGGAAAAGAAAATGAACGTTAAGTATGAGGCATTCAAACGTACCTTGATCCTAGTTATGATCAGCGCGATCGTCTCAGCAATCGCGATCACACTGATAAACGTGGTACCAACTAATATCATGATCGGGTTAATTACAGTCGGCGTATTTGGCTGGATGTTCTACATCTTCTATTCTATCGTATTGGGGCAAGTAGAGTCTGAAGTTCGATTGAAAGAGATAAAAGAGAAATTGGATAACAAATGATCATCTGTTCTTGTGGACATTCTGTAGAAGATATTGAACATACACACAATGTACTTGTAAAATCTTGTAACCGAATAGGAGAAAAGGCCCTCGGCTACATGACAGTATGCGGCCCATGTGAGGACGGATATCGTCAAAGGGGCGATCTATTTGATAATAATGACGACGGGTTTAGATGGCTGGAGGAAGAGCGATGGTAGATTTGAATAGTGATGAATGGAATGACATGAGAAATCAGTTCAACGAGGCAATGAAAGAGATCGAAGAGGATCAGGAGAAATTCTGGGAGTCTCTCTCTAAGGAAGATCAATTAAAAGCCTTCTGCGCTGTCAGTCGACGCATCTGTAAAGGCGACATCGAAGAACAACGATCCTATCGAGGTGTACTGTACGATGTGTTTGGGTTTGGTCCAGAAGCATACGCGCCTGCACAGATAGCCGGATACTTAGCAATCCATAATGCCATCTTCACCGCAGAACAAGAACAAAAGATGTTAGAGCATTTTGCTAAATGGTTGATGATAGAAAATGCTGAAGAAAAAGTTACGCAATATTATGCAGAAACTCATTGATTGGATTAAATATTCAGGAGTATGGGTCGGTATCGTGTTCAATCCTTTTCATTGGCGATTAGGATGGATAAGAGAAAGTAAGGAATGGCCTAACGATAATGTATTTGAAAATTGTTTATACCTCGGTCCCATTTGGATCCGAGTAATTTTAGATGACGGGAGATGGTGATGCACGAGTGGAAAGATATGGATACAAATACATTTTATTTTTTCCGTAAAGAAGATGGATTAATTGTTGGACAGGTATATAATTTAGCACATACAAAAATCTGGGGTGCAAAGATACCCGTTAATGCCAGAGAAGAAGATATACTCGGGCAGTACATCAATATTGATTTTGCGAAAAAGGCAGTAGAAAAATATTGGGATGTACAATCCAGGACACTGATAGAATAGGAGATATACATGTCTGATGTATTCGACGAGATAAAAAATAATTTCAAAGCACAGGTTGAAAATATCCGCAAGGATCTTGGAGATACTGAATCTGTACCTGATAAGAAGAAAAAACAGGTTACTTACAGAATCAAAACCGTTGGTAAATCTGATGGTAAGACTGAGTATTATCCTCAGTATAAATTCCTTTTCCTTTGGTTCACCTTCGAAGATTCTAAGGGAAAGAAAATGACCTTCGATAATTTCTTCGATGCCCGTAAGTTTATCGAATACAAGCATAAGTTGAAGCGAAAGAAACATATCAAATTTATCCCGGTGGAACCGCGTGAAGATTGACGTAAACGGGTACTTTTTCATATATGTTACCTGGGCTTCTGGATTCAAACACATCGTACCCTGCCGGGGTTATAGCCTCAGATCTAATATCGAAGCTGTCAAGAAGCTTGATATGGTTAAAGAATATCATTATAAAGAAGTAAAAAAGAAGGATTTTGATAAGCGAGGCATAATTTTGTACAGCAATCCCTAACTATAAATAATAGTAAAAGGGTATTATGTCCACATATACTTGTCTATCTCAAGCTATAGCTGCATATCAAGGAGCAGGATTCAGCGTTGGTTCTTGTGCTCTTAGCCTAGCGCCGTATTTCACCGGAGGCAATGGATGCCTATCTGGTATACCTGCCCCAGCCCCCGCAGTTACTTTAGGATTTGATGGGGGAGATCTATATCAATATGTTAGTGGGGGGTATTGTTCTGGGGCATATTCTACAATTCTAATAGAACCCGATGGACGTATAACATACATTAACGGTTCAGATGATGGTAATCATTCAACTTCAGTAAGCTCAACTTCTAGATGGGCTACTCAAGTTTTTGGGGATGAACAATTTCAGATTACTGCTCGAGCAGTTTTACAAGAAAGAAATGGTGCTTTTCCTGCTACTTCCATAGTGGGAAATTATAATTTCCTATTTTCCTGGTCTGGTCCGACAGGTACGTCTTTTCAATATTCTTCATCGTGGCTACCGATAGGAAATTATGTTCAAATGTCTTCAGTTGTAAGCGGTATAGGTCGGGGAGTAGATGAATCTGCAAGTGCATTTATATTTGGAACAATAAGTTTGAGAAGATCATCTAAGCCTAGTACAGTAATATCTACAAACTATTATGTTTCCGCAGACGGATCCTGCCCGGTCTAATTTAACTTAGTGCTTGACTTCTGACTCATTTGGCTATATACTTATAGTATGAATGAGAAAACGACAAGAAAACGCAGGTCAGATCGCCGTCACATCATTTATCAGCTGACCAATACAGCCAACAGCAACGCCTATATCGGCATCACTGCGGGTTATCGGCTCAAGGATCTCAAAGTACGCGTCAACAAGCATGTCCGCCGAGCATTGACCGAGGACAAGGACTGGACGCTGTGCAGAGAGATACGGGAGCATGGTCCAGAGAATTTCGTTTATGAGATATTAGAGATCGTCCGAGGCAAGACAGCAGCACATGCCAAGGAACGGGAACTTATAGGTGAACTATGCCCAACACTCAACACCCAGTAAAACAGCGGAATTTCGTCGCAAAGCACAATCGGCACAGGGCGATAGCTATGCGAATCCGAACCCGTTACTCCCGTAAAACAAAGCACCCAAACAAAAATCAATGACTTACGTTGCCTGAGACCCTCTTGACATTCTGACCGTTTGATCGTATAATTATGGTATAGTGAGAAAAAAGGAAAAGACAATGGGTATGATCAAAGAGTTGATTTTGGAAAATTATGGTAGTAGAGAAGTATTTAGCCGGCATGGAGGCGCATATGATCGTGGTAGCGCCGACAAGTATTACAACCGAGAGTTTGCCCCACATTACTACACCGGGGAAACTTATAACAGCACACGCATCGAAGAAGTAGATATGTCTGAAGAAGAGATCGCAGCATACACTGCAGGATATCTTGAACAAACTGATGAAAAGGATTGGACATGAAACCCAGTTTCGAAACTATCAAAGCTGTCAATGCTGTACTTGCACTCACGAAAGACGAACTCGAGGAGTTTGCGTATCGAGTTCATCATGTCTCTCCGAGCAAAGCACTGCGCATCGAGGTGTTGCTGAATGCAGCGGATCGCGAAGCGATGCTCGAAGAGGCATGTAACCAAGCCATTCCCCGGCATGAGGAGTTTGTATGAAGAATGAACAAGAGTTTCACAAGGTAATGGAGGATCTGATCTACCTCTGCGAGATCCGCGGAGAATTGGACACAGATTCAAATGCTCGTATCGAGAACAAGATTCGCTTACTAGAGAAGCGATACAAAGAACTTCAGAAGGAGTTTGAGAATGCCTAAGGTAGTTATCAATAGATGCCATGGTGGGTTCGGTCTATCAAATAAAGCGATTGAGCTTCTGTTTGAAATGAAGGGTTGGGAGATGACCAAGGATACTTCCAATGAGAGATTCACGGTCTATTTCAAAGGAACCAACACCGAGGAAAGCCCAGAATTCTATGAGGGTGATCTAGATCGAGATGATCCGGAACTAGTTGCCGTAGTAGAGAAACTCGGTGAAGAGGCCAACGGTTGGGCCGCAGAATTGAAAATCGTGGATATCCCAGACGATGTCAAGTGGTACATCGATGAATACGACGGTCTGGAATGGATTGCTGAAGAACACAGGAAATGGCACTGACCAAATCAATGACTTACGATGCCTGCGGGGGCTTGACTTCCGTACCGTTTGATCGTATACTGTTTATATGATGAAGAAAACCATAGAGACGGTAGTAGCAAGCGCGATAGCCCTGGGTATCAGTGGTCTATTATTTGTGATTTGGATGCTCGGAACGGGCGACTTTTGGAGGGTATTCTAATGTTGGTGATTAGCACACAATATAGAGAGAATTACGGTACTCCCGACGATCCGTATTGGAAGAATAAAGGTGGGTTCTGCTACAAGGTGCTGAATGCTCCCGTGGGTGTGAGTGTGAGTGAGATCGCGAAGGTATGTGATATCGAGTATAAGAGCGATATGAGCGAAGAGTATATCATTTGCTGGTCTCATCAGGACGACGAATGGTTGTCACCGTTCGAGAAAGAGCAGTTAGAATACGAAGGCAAGATCACCTATCACGAACCGATCATCGACTATAACGAAGTAATGGAGGCAGCATGATGCTCAGAGAAATGAAATTCATTGAAAAAGAAATGAATTCAATTCAGAATGAGTGTTCTAGATTGAAAAAGGCCAAGCATCATTTGAATGAAGCAATTGGCTATTTGAATAGCACTTACTTTTTAGATGGTGCGAGCGAGATTGTTAATGTGATCAACCGATTGGATGATTACATTGAAGAGAAGCAGATTAATATCGAAGAACTCGAGGATCGTAAAGCGATAATCGAGATGTTTGAATAAGAATTGGAGAATGTGAATGCCTAATTGGTGCAACAACGAGGTCACCATTGAGGGTGACATTACAAAGATCAAGCAAGGACTTGATGAGGAACAGGAACTGTTCAGCATCATGTTTCCGAAACCCGAGTCTGTTGAAGACTGGTATTCCTGGAATCTCGAAAACTGGGGTACTAAGTGGGATACGACTCCAGAGGTATTAGAAGTGACCGAGAACAGTATCAAGTTGTCATTTGATACAGCATGGGGCCCGCCGATTCAGTTTTATGAGAAGATGGAAGAAGCGGGTTACAAGATCAATGCGACATACTTTGAATCAGGTATGTTCTTTGTCGGGCAGTATTCCGAAGGTGTCGACGAATCCTGGGATATTGATGATTCTTCAGTACCCGAGGAACTGAAAGAATACTGGAATATTGAAGAATTTTTGGAGTATATCCGTGAAGAAGTTTAAAGAGATGAGTGAGTATACAAAGGCACAGCTTTTCTATCTCGGTGTTGTTCTGATGACATTCCTACCCGGATTGTTCGCAGTATGGGTTGTGATGCCGTGAAAGATAGATCCTGGTTCTTCCGAATAGCTAACATGATATTGATCATGTCGGTGATTATCGGGGGCTGGTATGTAATGATTAGATTGTTTATGATATTTTGGGGTTGACATGCGGAAACTTACTGATAAACACTACGAAGACTTGATGGATATTTTGGACGCCATTGAGTTTCAGAAGATCCATAAGGTCATGCACTACTTGGACTGGTGGTGGGT